AACGGCTCCATCTTACGATACGAACGGTTCTTTTATGAGAGGTGTTTATACAAAAGTAAGTATTGGAGATTATCTACAAGCAGTTCCTGGCTTTTTTAGCAGTATTAACTTATCTTGGGATACTAACTACCCTTGGGAAATAGGATTTGACGCAGACGGAGAAGAAAATGACGTACCTCGCAACCCTACTATTCTTAACGTTAGTACTACATTTAAACCAATCCATAACTTTAATCCTGAATTAGGTCGACCTTTTATAGGATCAGGTAGGAGTGTAAATGCCTAATAGATATAAAAATATACAAGTTACACAAACTGAGAACGGACGCCCGTACAGACGGAGCACTATCTACCCAGATCTACCGACCTCAGATCAAGACATTTACGTTATAGCTACTGACGGAGATAGATATGACACTTTAGCTCAGACTTATTATGGTGATTCATCTTTATGGTGGATTATTTCTACTGCTAATTCTTCAAGTAATAGAGCTAGTTTGAATCCTACTCCTGGAACTCAAATTAGAATACCATACAATAAACAAGAAGCAGTAAACTTATTTACTTCCTTAAATTCTAATAGGTAGGTGAAGTTTTATGAGCGAGTTTGTTGGCGGACCGGTAAGCAAAGAAGTAGTAGATCAGATAAAAGTTAGAGAAGATATTCTTAGTAAAAAAACACCAGAAAATTATTTAAGATTTGTTGGTGGTAATAATGCATGGATCAGAGTTATTTCCGGAGTAGATGTAGAATCTACAATAAAAACTACATCTACCATAGGTGATATTAAACGATACTCATCTAAGCAAGCAGAAACATATGTACTTTCAGGTGGTGAGCTTGTATGGGATGGAAAAAAGTTTTTAAGGAAAAGCTCTTTCAATACACAAAGACCAGCTGACCCTGAAGCACTTAACGATAGAGACAGATATAGGTACTCAGACGCTTTTGGAATAAGACCTGAAGGTGGAATTACTGGTTTTACTATACGACATAAAAATAGATTCGGTACTGTAAGAGAAGCTAACATTTCTTTTACCGTTTGGAGTAAAGAAGATTTTGAAGTTGCTGAAAATCTCTATTTCAGACCCGGTATGACAGTCATTACAGAATGGGGAAATGCTAGTTACTTTAGTAACGACAATAACTTTAAGGATGTGGTTACTACTAATGGTGTATCCGAATTTTTTTCCGGAGGCCAGCAAGTCAGTCAAGAAAGAGTTTTAGAGATTTTAAACGATAACGTGAAGAATAGTGATTATAACTACGATGCATTTTTTGGATTTATAAGTAACTTTTCTTGGAGCCTTAGAGAAGATGGAGGATTTGATTGTACTATAACTGTTCTTAGTCGGGGATCTATTTTAGATTCTTTATCTGTTATAAAAGGAAATGCTAGACTTAACGGCCCTTTCAGCAAAATAGAAGAAAAATTCTTTTCTATAGCTAAACCTCCAGTTACTGAAGAAAAGGAAGAAGAGGAAGAAGAACGAGGAGTAATAAGAAGAGGATTAGACAGAGTAGGAAAATACCTAGATGAATTTGCAGAATGGGTAAATGATGGACTTACCTATGCTGATACTGAACTAGAAGAAACTCAGAGGCTTTCCCTACTACATTTTTTCTGTCTTAAAGTAGAGGAAATAGATATAGAAGATTTAGACGAAGGATATATTACTTTTGAAAATTTTAAGAGCCCTACGTTCAATGTAGTGAATGGCAGTAGTACAGGAGAGGAAGTCACTAACTACTCTACAGTAAGTGGACGTAAAGAAAAGACATTAGAGGTTAATCCTGTTGCTAATTTACTTAAAGAAGAGCTGATCTCTCAATTAGGAAATACGTATACTGATCTTATTGCCGCAGGATTTAACGGTAAAACATCAGGAGAGGGTAGAACAGCTTTTAGGTATATTTCCGTAAGAACATTTTTAGCTTTAGTAAATTTAGCATTTTTAAATGGATCTGATCAAAACGTTCCAAGATTTAATTTGAGAAATAAAAAACAGTATGAAACATTTGATAATCATTTTTCATTTGATCCTTCATCTGTAATACTTCCTAAATTTCCTACTCAACCTGAATTAAAAGCTTCTAGAAGAGCGATAAGACTACTATCGGAAATAGACGATGATGACTCTTTAAGACAAGATGTGGCTGCAAGAACATTAGCTAGACAAGCAGACAAGGAACCGTATACTAAAGTACTTTTAAACAATACTAGTGATAATATTGCTAAGAGCAGCATTAGCTACCTGAAAACAACTAGTGTTTTAGGGGACCCTAATAAAACAGCAGAAAATGAACATATACTTAATATCTATATAAGTACTAAGTTAATAAAAGAATGTTTAGATATAGTATTTACTAAAAATACTGCTGAGATAGACACTCTTAATGTACAGACATTTGTAAGAACCGTATTAAACGAAATTAATAACCAGTTAGGAGGTATTAACGAATTAGACATTCATTACGATGAAATTAACGACGAACTATCAGTTGTAGATAGAGTTAAGCTTATAGACGATTCTCTAAGAAGAGAGGACATTCCAGTAATAAATCTGTCTGGACTCCCTAATACAGTCAAGCAAGTTAACATGGAGACCAAAATAGCTTCTAATCTAGCTTCTATGATTTCTATTTCCGCTACATCAGGAACGGAAGGAGATCCCAATAACAACCCAGGTCTTACAGAGTATAATAAAGGAAAACGGGATAGATTTAAAACTAATTTTGAACCAGTTAAAACAGGATCTAATGATATAGACTCAGATGGACCTGTTTCCTTAGAAGAACAACGAGAACAAGAGACAGCTAAAAAGGAAGAAGAAGCTAGTAAGAGAGAAAAACGGGAAAAATTCTTTTTAAATCTTTTTCAGGCATATACTAAGTTTAATAATGAAAAATTTTTCGATTTACGTACTAAGGGAGTTTATAACGAGAAGAAATTTGACAAATTAAAAGGTGAAAAGATTTCTAGAACTAAGGAAGCATTAGCTAAAGATCATAAGCTAAAAAACGAAGCACCTGCAAATATAATACCTATTGAACTTTCACTAAAGTTAAATGGAATCGCAGGACTTGTAGTAGGACAGGTGTTTAAGATAGACAGTATATTTCTCCCTAGTCTTTATGCAGATACGGGATTTATAATCACTTCTCTAGATGCTGCTATAGAAGACAGTAAGTGGTATACTACTGTTAAAGCACAAACATTTATGCTAAACAGACGTGATAAAATCAGTACAGGAACAGGAAATAAACAGGGAACTTACTAATGTACTTACCAAAATCAAAGTTTAGAATAGAAGATAGCTATGGTGATGAATTTACCGATGCCAATAACCAACCGTATTATGGCAAAGTTATTAGAACATCTAGCGGCAGAGTATTTGCAGGAGAAAGTATAAATAATACTCAAGGTGCTTTAAATAAAGTTAGAACAAGTGATTTAACTAAAATAGCCCGCCCTTTCAACGATTACTACGGTCCTTTAGACGAAGATTACAAAAAAGGATTTTATATAAGATATTTTCTAAGAGATACTAGAGATGGAAAATTTGCTGAAGTCAGTCTTAAGCAGTGGAAAGAAAAAAAACTCCTTAATTACGTTTTAGCAGGTAAGTTCGTATGGATTCTTAAAGGACCAGTGAATGATGGCGTGCTTGATGGAATTTCGTTCAAAGGCACTTCAACTAAAAATAGAGAAACTCTCCAGAACCTAGAAAAAACCTACCCAGGTATTTTAAATTTCTTTAAATCAACTTCAGAGTTTGTTCGATAAAAAATAGTTCTTATATTTAATAGAACTCGGTTATACCCAATAAATGTTTTATATAGTAGAGACAAAAGAACAGTTACGTGAATTATTAGAGCACAGACATGGAGGTGCATATGCTGAAGTTATACCTGGTAATTATAACTTTCATCCTAAGCTTAGTAGTACTTTGGCCGTATATATCCGTCCCTTTGAGATGGATAAAGGTTTTATTCTCCCTATTTCGCACCCCGACGGACTTGGAATAGAGATAGACCTTGTCAGAAAGGTGCTCTCTGAATTCGACCGTATTTATGTATGGGACAAGAAAGAGTGGCTCTATCACTTTGTCTTACCAAATCTGATGGATTTACAGCTCATAGTAGCACTAGAGAAATACGAAAAGATAGAACTACCTTCTCCACCTAAGACTTTTAACTTTTACTACAACAAGTATTCCGGTCACCCGGAAGTAAATAAAATGGTTCCGTTAACCAAGTTATATGAAAGATGCGAAAATAACCACCAGAGTTTATTACCTTACTTTTCGCTCCCTATTGACGATTCATTTAACTTCTATAATAGTAAGGCCACTAACGTCTTTTACCTACTAGAACAGTCCGGATTAAGAGTAACCTATCAATCCTTCGTTAATTTATTTAAACCCAACAATCCCGACTACAATGTATCTGAAAACATTGCGTATACTTACTATAACCTCTATAATACTACTTCTAGGCCTACCAACGCTTTTAATAGCATCAACTTTGCTGCTATTCCTCACAAAGATGAGTATAGACAGAGTATTATACCCAAGAACGACAAGTTCGTAGAGTTCGACTTTGACGGATACCATTTACGTTTACTTTGTAACGAGATTGGTTATGAATTGACAGAAGAGAGTGCTCATAAACAGCTAGCAAGAATATACTTCGGTAAAGAAGAGATAACCGAAGAAGAATATAAACAAGCCAAGCAAATGAACTTCCAGGCTATTTACGGCAATATACCAAAAGAACATAGGAATTTAGAGATATTTCAGAAAGTACAGCAGTATATTGACTATAAATGGAAAGAGTTTAATGCTATTGGGTACGTACGGTGTCCTTTATCTGGTAGAAAGTATACAGAAGATATGAAGGATATGAATCCGGCCAAGCTGATGAATTATATCATGCAGAATTTGGAGACATCAAATAATATTCTTATATTAAAAGATGTACTAAAGTACTTAAGAGATAAACATACTGAGATCGCATTATATACCTACGATGCAATCCTATTTGATTATGATAAAAAGGATGGAGAAACTCTTCTGACTGAACTAGAAAGGATTATGAGTAGGGATGGAAAGTTCCCTGTCCATTATAAGTTTAGTGATAACCTGGTTTTGTAAAATAATTTAATATTTATAAATGGAAGCATTAAAAAGTTTAAGCACGTTTCAATACGATTTTGACGAATTTAGTTACAACACAGATATGAGTAACAAGCTCTTCTGCACATTTACGGCAAGAGAAGATCTTGATGAGTTATTAGAGACTATTAAGAGCAATTATATTATTCTTTACGATAAGATCTTTGTACTTGAATGTGAAGATCAAGAGGAGTATATTTGTACCTATAACGTAGACTTTCATAACGTCGGAGATTTCTTAGAAAATACTATCCTCGTACACCGGAAGAAGTATACTAATACGTTATACACTATTAACGCTTTAAACGAGCTCATAAAAGAATTAAACGACGGTTATCTAGACAAACGTTTTATGGTAGACTGGGAGGACTATAAAAACTCAGTTCTATTAACGAAAGACTATAAGTTACAAATTCTAAAGACAAAACTACATTCGATAGTTGAACTTTAGTTTTTAAGTTCTTATATTACAGCATTAACAAGTTATAAACCTTAAATTAGTTATAATTACTATGGATTTAAATGCAATCAAGGCTAAACTCTCTCAAATGGAGGAGAAGTCTAACAGTAATAGAGAGAAGATCGACTACGAAAAGGTCTTCTGGAAGCCCCCTACGGGCAAAAGTAAAATTAGAATCGTACCGTCAGTGTTCGATCCAGCGATGCCTTTCACCGAACTTAAGTTTCATTATAATGTAGGTAAGTATCCAATACTAGCTCTTTCCAATTTCGGTAAACAAGACCCGGTAGAAGAGTTTGTAGCAGAATTAAAGAAGACTAACGACCGTGATAACTGGTCTTTGGCAGGTAAATTAACTCCTCGCTCTCGTTTCTTTGCTCCTGTAGTTGTACGTGGAGAAGAAGATATGGGGGTCCGTATTTGGGGCTTCAGCCAAACCATCTTCAAAGCTTTACTTTCTATGGCAGAAGATGAGGATATCGGAGATTATACAGACCCGGTAAACGGTTTTGATATGAACGTAGAAGTACGTCAAGGTAATCCATATCCGGAAACTACAGTTCGTATCGTACCTAAAATGTCTCCGTTATCTGATAATAATGATCATCTAGAATCTTGGTTACAGGATCAACCTAACCCCAAAGAAGTGTACACGCAGTACGATTATGAGTTCGTTAAGAAAGCACTTCTAGAATTCCTAGAACCAGGCTCTAGTGCAGAAAGCGAAGAAGAAACAACCATGGCTACTTCTGCACCTACTCAGTCAACATTTACCCTAGAGACAGCATCAGAAGGTAAAAAATCAACCGTAGACAAATACGACGATCTATTTAACGACCTAGACGATTAATATGGCTAAAGAAAGTACAGCAAGCAAAGCAAAGCAAGCCGTACAGAGTAATTTTAGTCTAGGAAAGTTTAAAGAAAAGAAAGGACTATCTACTGCTTCTGTAAAGTTTAAGGAGCAGGGATGGATTCCTTTATCGAAAGCTTTCCAAGAGATTACATCTGTACCTGGCATCCCTACCGGACACATAACTCTTCTACGAGGACACTCTGATACTGGAAAGACGACTGCATTAATTGAAGCAGCCGTTAATGCTCAAAAGATGGGCATTTTACCGGTATTCATTATCTCGGAGATGAAATGGTCCTGGTTACACGCCCGGGAGATGGGTCTACAGTTTGAGGAAGTACTAGATGAGAAAACTGGGGAGATAATTGATTATGAAGGCTTTTTCATTTATGCCGATAGAGGTACGTTAAATACAATTGAGGACGTAGCCGTTCTTATTAGCGACCTTATTAACGAGCAGGATAAAGGAAACCTACCTCACGATCTCTTATTTTTATGGGACAGTATAGGCTCAGTACCTTGTGAACTATCAGTTAGATCTAATAAAAATAACAACGAATGGAATGCAGGGGCTATGTCCACCCAATTCGGTAATAACTTGAACCAAAAAATACTTCTTTCTAGAAAAGAAAGTTCAAAGTATACCAACACCCTCGTTGCTATTAATAAAGTCTGGACTATGAAACCGGAATCACCGATGGGATCTCCTAAGTTAATGAACAAAGGCGGTATGTCGATGTGGTATGATGCTACCATCTGTATTACGTTCGGCAATATAACGAACCCTGGTACCAGTAAAATACGTGCAGTAAAGAACGGTAAGCAGGTAGAGTTTGCTAAACGTACCAACGTACAGGTAGAGAAAAATCATATCTCCGGAGTTACTACCAAAGGTAGAATTGTAATGACTCAACACGGTTTCATTCCAGATGAAAATCGAGAAATAGAAAAGTATAAGAACGAACATAAAGACCACTGGCTAACTTTACTAGGTTCAGTCGATTTTGACTTAATCGAGGAAGGAGACTTAGAAGAGGATCTGATTTAGTGGGTGACATTAAAAACTTGTTAAGCAAAATAGAGAAAAAACCTCCAAGAAAGAGAAACGACCATGTGCTCATTGTTGACTCGATGAACACATTTATCCGAAGCTTTTCGATGATAAAAGCTATGAATCCAAAAGGTCACCATATCGGTGGCCTTATTGGTTTTATGAAGTCGTTGGGTTACTTGGTTAGGACTATAGATCCTACTAGAGTTATCTGCGTATTTGACGGTAAGGGTTCTTCTATCAATAGAAGAAATATGAACTCTAACTACAAAGCAAACCGTGATAATATTAAGGTAACCAACTGGGGGATGTATGATACACGGGAAGAAGAAAGAAAGTCAATGGCAGCTCAAATGGGCAGGTTATTTGATTATCTGGAATGCTTACCTGTAGATCTTATATCTCTGGAAAAAGTAGAAGCAGATGATATTATCTCTTTTGTAGCTCAAGGTCTGGCAGGTACTGGAAGAAAAGCAACTATTGTATCCTCAGATAAAGACTTTCTTCAGATAGTTAAACCTGGAATAGAGGTTTATGCTCCTGTAAAGAAAAAAACCTTTACTTACGAGAATATTATAGAAGAAATAAAGGTAAATCCAATTAACTACCTACTTACTAAGGCACTAATTGGAGATAACTCCGATAATTTAAGAGGAATCAAAGGATTAGGTATAAAAACTTTAGTAAAAGAATTTCCTGAACTTAAAACTCCTAAGCAAATAGATTTAGAGTTTATCTATGAACGAGCAGAAGAGAAGTTAGAAGACAAGAAAATATTTGCTCGTATGGTACATGACTGGGACCTTGTAGAGACAAATTATAAAATTATGAACCTTCAGGAATCGCAGTTGGACCAGAATGAAAAAACTCATATCATGGATGTAATGAAAGGTCCTACCGGTACATTAAACGCAGGCACTTTTCTTTACTACTTAGAAAAAGACGAAATCGAAGGAATAACGAAGAATACCGAATCTTGGTTGGAAACGTTTAGGCCTTTAACAATCTCACAATAAAAGTTATAAATGGCAGCATTAGAAAAATTAACACATTACGGTAAGCCGTTCCAAATAAAGGTTTTAGGTTCTCTATTAACAGATAAAAAGTTTGTTCTCAACGTTAGAGATATAATTAGACCTGATTACTTTGATTCAGACTCTCATAAATGGATTGTTGAAACTATTATAAAGTATTTTGATAAGTACCATACTAATATAACTATGGAGGTGCTTAAAGTAGAATTAAAAAAGATCGAAAATGAAATACTAAAAGTTGCTGTAAAAGAAGAACTGAGACATTCTTATGAAGCCTCTAAGGCCGACCTAGAATACATACAAGAAGAATTTACTAACTTCTGCAAAAATCAGGAGTTAAAAGCAGCTTTACTTGAAAGCGCAGACTTAATGAAATCTGGTGACTTTGAAAGTATTAGAGGGAAAATTGAACATGCCTTACGTGCTGGAATGGACAAAGATATTGGGCATGAGTATAATAAAGATCTTGAAACCCGGTACAGAGAAGATTACCGACCTACTATACCTACTCCCTGGCCGGCTATTAATAAGATGATACAAGGGGGATGGGGACCTGGCGACCTATCCATAGTATTTGGCAACCCAGGTGGTGGAAAATCTTGGATGATGGTGGCAGCTGCTGCTCATGCAGTAAAAATGGGCTATAATGTAGTATATTACACGTTAGAGCTTGGAGAAGCTTATGTTGGTAAACGTTTTGATTGTTTCTTTACCGGGTATAGTATAGATGAAATAAATAATCATAGAGATGAAGTACAGAGAGTACTTGAAGGGTTAAAAGGAAAGCTTATCGTTAAAGAATATCCTCCTAAAGTAGCTTCTATCAGTACCATAAAAGCTCATATCCAGAAATGTATTGATACCGAAGTTAAGCCTGACCTCGTTATTATTGACTATGTCGATTACTTAAGGGGCCCGGTCCGTAAGAACGGTGAACGTAAAGACGAGATTGACGACGTATTCATTGCAGCCAAAGGACTTGCTAAAGAATACCAAATACCGGTACTTACACCTTCTCAGGTTAACCGAATGGGAGCCAAGGACTCAGTAATCGAAGGAGATAAAGCAGCCGGATCTTATGACAAGATGATGGTTGCCGATATTTGCATTTCTCTTTCACGTCAGAAAGAAGATAAAGTACTTGGTACCGGACGCTTTCATATTATGAAGAACCGTTACGGTCAGGATGGTATGACTTACAATATCAAGATGGATACCAATAACGGTCATATAGAAGTTGCTAACGAGTATGAAGGCGATGATATTATCAACAATGACCAGTTATCTCCTACGGCTAGGCAAATATCTCGTAAGTTTTTTGAACTAGATACTTAATACTGACTTAAGACTTCAGACGCTATTTATATTAGTAAAAGGTTATAAAAACCTTAACATACTAAAATATAGCAATGAAGTCGTTTCTCACTTTAATTTTATTAATTACTCTTTCTATACCTGTGTTCGGTCAAGGACAGTATGCAGGAAACGGAGGAAGCGATCCTTGGGTCGTACTGCAAAACGAATACCCTACCTCCCCGTT